GCTGGAGCTTTAATGGACTCCGAGGTTACCAATTTGGCTCAGGTAAAGGCTTTTGATTCATCTGATTACGCAACGGCTGCTCAAGGGTCTACGGCTGATTCGGCATTGCAGAGTGTTGCAGGTGACAGCAATCCCACGTTGGGAGCAAATCTTGATTTAGCCACATACGACATAGTAACTGAGTCAAGCGACAGACCCATAGAGTTAGCACCACATGGAACTGGCGGAGTTGTTTTAAAAGGAAACGAAGAAGCAGGGGCAGATAATACAGGAAAGATAACACTTAATTGTGAGCAAAACAGTCACGGGGTTACAATTAAGGCACCTACTCATAGTGATCTTTCAGGAGGATCTTATACCCTGACTTTGCCAGTGGATGATGGCAGTGCGTCACAAGCGCTTACCACTGATGGCAGCGGAAATCTAAGCTGGTCAACGCCTGCGGGATCTTACGGCAACAGCGACGTAGATACGCATCTAAACACCTCATCGGCATCGACTGACCAAGTTTTGAGTTGGAACGGCTCTGATTATGCGTGGACAGACCAAATTGGAAGAGACGGTCAGCTTGGTATCACCATCGACGGTGCTGGCTCTGCAATTACTACGGGTTCAAAGGGATTTTTGCGTGCGCCTTTCGATTGTACAATAACAGCGGCACAGCTACTTGCTGACCAAAGCGGATCAATCGTTATAGACGTTACAAAGGACACCTACGCAAATTTTCCTCCGACAACTTTAACCGACTCAATTTGCGCATCGGCTCTTCCCACATTGTCAAGTTCTCAAAAAAGCGAGGACACTACGCTGACAGGATGGACTACTTCTGTTTCAAAGGGTGACGTTCTGGGATTTGTCGTTAACTCGGCCACAACCGTAACTCGTGTTTCACTGAACCTAGTAGTAACAAAGACTTAATATGGCGACTTACTATGTAGATCCTTCTAGTGGCGACAATTCAAATGCTGGAACCTCAACGGGAGCGGCATGGGCGTCGTTTGAATATGCGGTCGGCGGATCGAGCGGCGTAGCGGCTGGCGATTTCATCTATCTGATGAACACCGCAACCGAAACGCCAAGCGGGTCGATAACATTGTCCGTCGCTGGCACCGCCACAAATAACATTTTTGTCATAGGAGCTGATTCAAATGGAGATAAACTATCGCGAGGATCGTACTACACAATCTCTGGTTCGTCTTTACCAGCCACAACCAATTTGATTCAAGGTAGTGCAACTTATCCAAATTATAGTTTTTACAACATTCGATTTACCGCTGGTACAAATCGAAACTTAGATAATATGGATGAATGCAAATTCATCAGTTGTCGAATCGATAATGCAACCGACGATGGAACTGCGGTTGATGATCAAACTGATAATAGATATATCGATTGTGAAATCGATAACAATGGTGGGAAAGGCTTCAGCGTAGATCTTTCTAATAAAGCTGACAGGCACGAGTTTTTATACTGCAAAATTCACGACAATGGGGAAACTGGGATAAATCTCAATTCGCCTGATAATGTTACAGTAGCGCATTGTCAAATTTATGACAACGGCTGGATGGGTATCTCTATGGATAGCTATGGAACAAATAACTCGATATTGAACTGTACAATCGACGGAAATGCTGAAGATGGATTGTATTTGAAACGAGCTGCAAGCCTAGATCATGTGGATATTTGTAACAATTCCATTACCAACAATAGTCAATGGGGCATCGAATTTATTAGCACCGATCCAGACGATAAGTTCACTTTAGAATTTAATCACTTCTACAATAATACTTCAGGCAACGTAGACGGTGGAGTTTCCTACAATCCGAACATTACAACGGGCGATCCGCTATACACGTCAACCACTGATGGATCAGAGGACTACACGCCACAGTCCAGCTCTCCTTTGATAGATGCAGGTGCTGGAGACGTTACGATTGGAGCGTTGAACGCTTCTGTTTCGGGAGGCGGTAGCGGCGGTGAAACCTCACACGTCTTTGCAGTTTAACCATGAAAATCTTACTTCTAGCTTCCATTTTTCTAGGTAGTTTTTTAAACGCTGCTGACCTACGGCTAGAGTGGCAAGACAACTCAGACAATGAGGACGGGTTTGAGATTTGGCGGCGCGTAAACGAGGGCGAGTGGTTGCTAATCGGAGCTACCAACACGGATGTTGCCACGTTTATTGATGGTGTTATACCAATTGGATCAGTGCTGTCGTATCGTGTCAGGGCGTGGAACCAATTTGGCGAGAGCGGCTATACAAATATAGTTTCTGTCGGTACGTATCCTCCAGCAGCACCGTCAAATGCCAGTGGTGTCGTAATACCATCAAATAGCGTATCTCTTGAATATCACGAGACGGAGGTCGGGCCAGAAGCACCACGTCGCAGCGTGTCCGTCAAAACCTATAGAGACAAGAACGGTCGTCTAGTTTTATCGAAATCATGAGAGGCGTAGCTAGAATAGGTGGCTCGAACGGGGATCGGTTTCTTAGTCTGAACGACTACAAGAGGGTGATAGGTGCTATATGCGAGAAGAACGACTGGGAATTTGAGCCATTCAGGGATTATGTATTTTTTGATGAACAATGTTTTAACATCAAAGATAAGCACGAGCTTAAGAGGCAGTTAGAATGCAGGAAGCTTTCGATTAGCAAGATAAACGAGTACGCCTTAGAATACGAACAGTGAGGGAAGTGATAGAAAGATCAGCTATAGGCATTCTGGGGTCAGGCACTGGCTTGGCCTTAGCAGAAACAAATCAAGTATTATCGGTGATAGCATCTGTGTTCACTATAATGTTTATGGGTTTTTCTATTGTAAAAATTATAAAGGATATAAAGAAAAAATGAGTGGCGAGTTAGTGGCAATGCTTGGAGGGGGTGTCACGGGATTTGTAATGAAACTAATCTCGGCCCAGATGAACATCCAAGCAAATGCCATTCAGTCCATGATTAAGAAGCAGGGAGTAGCAGATGATTCAGCAGATAGAGCAGCACAAAGATCTGGAGAAAGTGGAGCGTGGGTACGCAAGCTCATTGCTATGTGCATATTGTTTTCAGTGGTATTTGCTCCGTTCATCATGGCCTTCTTCGACATACCAGTAACCATTGAAGCACAGAAGCTAGGTATATTTAAATTTTTAGGAATAGGAGCAGATAAATGGAAAAACTTAGAAGGGTTTGTATTATTGCCAGAAGTGCGGCAAGGGATGCTAGCACTACTAGGTTTTTACTTCGGAAGTTCACAAGTTAAATAATGGAAGTAAGCGACAAAACGGCAGTAACTATTCCTCTCCGCAATTTGGTTGCGTTGATTGGTTTTACGGTGGTTAGCGTAACTGGGTATGTAAACATGACAAGCCGCATAGCCAGTTTAGAGAACGCTCAAAATATCAGGGACGTTGAGATAGGGATGAACACTGAGTTCCGTATCAAATGGCCTAGAGGGGAACTAGGAGCGTTGCCTGATGATGCTGAACAAAATCTCAGACTGCAATATTTAGAAAAAAACATGGAGGAAATTGGCTCTACTGTAGAAAAATTGAAAAGCTATGGTAGTGTTAATTTTGAACTAAGAGACAAGAACTACCTAGACGTGAAGGAGTAATATGCACTACGGAAAACGCAAGAAATGTCCAATGGGCAAAACTAAGGGAAAGGGAAAACGATAATGCCAGGATACGGAAAGACATACGGGAAACCAATGAAAAAAGCTAAAACCCGTAGAAAAAAGAAATAAATAAAGAAGGAGTTGTTACTATGCCGATGGGAGTAAAACATTATTTTAAGGATGGGAAGGAGCATAAAGGTGGTCTTCACAAGATGCCTAATGGCCAGTTGCATTCTGGAAAAACTCACGGTGCTTCTTCTAGGAGATTGTTCCATTACGGAGAGTTGTCTAAGTCTGCTCAAAATAAAGCTAGAAAGTCTTGGAAAGTATAATGCCTTTTACTAAATATAGTCCAGCTCAAAAACGAATTGCTGCTGTTGCTCCACCTCGTAAGAAAATAACTGCTGCTGATTTTAAAGCACTTAAGAAACGCAAAAAAAATGGCAAGAAAAAAAGCTAAATCTGGGGGCAAGATTTGTCCAGAAGGAAAGGCATGGGCAAGAAGGACGTTTGATACGTATCCTTCTGCGTACGCTAATCTAGCTGCAAGCAAGTATTGCAAGGACCCAAATTACGCTAAGAAAGCCAAAGGCGGCAAACGAAAAGGAAGGTAATGTCTCAACTTAGACAGTGGCTAAAAGAAGATTGGGTAAGAATAGGCGTTGATGGTTCTATTAAAGGAAAGTGTGGAACCTCTCCTAATACAAAAAGACCAGACAGGTGCTTGCCTAGGAGAAAAGCAATGAGTCTTACTAAGGCTGAACGAGCTGCTACGGCAAGGAAGAAAAAGAGTGCAGGAGCTAAGGGTAAAAAGGTAGTTGCAAATACACCAAGAGCAAAGGTAAGAAGTGGCAAAAAGTCCTAAACAGTCTATGAGTTGCGGTCAGGTGCGTAAAAGCACAAGACCTGGTAAGAAGATCATGAAGCTGTACTGCATTGACGGCAAGCGTAAGCTTGTTCATGCAGGTGCAACGGGATACGGGCATAACTACTCACCTGCTGCTAGGAAGTCTTTTAGGGCTAGGCATAAGTGCAGCACAGCAAAGCCTGGAACAGCTAGGCACTTAGCTTGTACAGAGCTGTGGAAGGGCAAGGGGGGACGCACTAAGAGTTCACCTAAGAGTAGAAAAGGCAAATACTAAATGGCAAGATATAGTTCATACGGAAATTTAGATAACCGAATTGCGGAAGACCTAGATCAAGGGTTTACAGGCTTTAACAATAAGTTAAGGCCAGATCAGTTGCGTCCAGGCATTTTGACTGAATCTAATAATGGTCGTATGGACTTAAATGGAGAGTGGCAGCCGAGGAAAGGGATTGAATTATTTTCATCTCCATTTTCTGCTGGAGCTTTTACTTTGCCGTTTTATTTGTACGAATCTATTCCTGCTGTTAGTACTTTTAGCCGAGCAGGAAATGTTATTACTGTAGATTTTGAATCTGCTCATGGAATAAATGACGGAACTGGTGTAAATATTAGTGGATTGTCGTACTCTGGATTAATAAATCCTAATGGTAATTTTATTGCTACAGTAGTTGATACCGATACTATTACTTACACTGTAACTGGACTAGATAGTACTCCTACTGGAACTATGACTGTTACTGGCATGAAGCTTGATGCTACTGCTGGTAACTTTATTGAAGCTTCTTGCGAGTTCTCAGATCCTAATAATGATTCTGAATCTTACGTGGCTTGTGTTGCTACTAACAGCACAGTTCTTGTTAAGATTTCTGATGCAGGAGCCACTACCGTAACACTTACTTATCCTGCTGGTGAAACTGTTCCACAGGGATCTAATGTTATACAGGCTTTTAACAAACTTTACATATTTCGCAAGGGCCAAATAGCTATGGAGTGGAGCGGAGATATTTCTTCTCCTACATTTTCTCTTGTTGCTAATGGGGACTACAGTCAACCTAAACAACTTACTCCGACTAGAGTAGATATTACTGACAGCAAGGCTACTGCTACATTTAGCAATTTAGCTGCAATGAATGGCCTAAATGTTGGGGACACTTTTACCATAGAAAGCACAGGATCTCCTTCAACTTTTACGGTAGGAGAAAGCTACATTGTAGCTGAAAAAGACGAGATTGCTTTTACTGTAGATTTTTACATTGAGCTTGCTGATGCTAGTAATGTTACTGGAGTTATCCTTCAGCAGCCAGTTTCTATTGGTCTAGGATTTACGCACTCTCCTGCTCCTGAATTTGGAACGTACCACCAGCGTAGATTAATTGTTCCGTACCAGTACGATGTGACAGGAACGTCTGGATCAGCGACAATTACTAACAGAAATATTGTTGATGAAGCGTTGTTTTCGGATATACTAGACGCAGATACTTACGATAGGGTTTACGGGCAGTTTAGGTTTAATGCTGGTGCGGCTGATTTTATTGTAGGTTTTCATTCTTTTTCTGATGACAAACTAGTAGTCTTTAACCGCAACAGTATACATATTGTTGCTAATAGTTTAGACTTAGGGAGTTCAGTATCTCAGTTAATTACTAATGAGGTTGGCTGCTCAGCTAGGGACAGTATACAGCAGATAGGCAACAACATGATATTTTTGTCTGATAATGGAGTTTATGGATTGGACTTTGTTGATCTGTACAATCTTAGAGGCCAAGATGTTCCATTATCAGCTTCGATTGAAGGCACTATTAAAAGAATTAACAAAGCGTACGCAAGTAAAGCTAAGTCTGTTTATTTTGATAATAGGTATTACTTGGCTGTTCCACTTGATAACAGCACTGTTAATAACGCTTTGCTTATTTACAATTTTATTAATAAGCAGTGGGAGTCTATAGACAGTATTGATGACCCTGACTGGGAGTACAGTGAATTAACTGTTTCTGGTCAAGGAGATAAGAGAGGTGTATACGCAATAAACCGTAAAGGTGGTGTTCATCAGTACGAAAGCAGGTCCGATGACAGAGATAGGTACATAGTGCAAGTAGGTGGTAGCGTTACAGATAATCAACTGCAATCTTCTGTTGTTACCAGGATGTTTAATCTTAATTCTTTAGATCGAAAAAAGTGGAACAATTTTGACTTGCATATTCAGTCCAGTGAGAGTAATACTTCAAATGCGGATTTGCAGGCAATCACAGAAAATATTGATGATATAATAGACCTAGGCAGCGTTAGTGATCTTAACGGATTTGATCTTGCTATTGATGAAGATGTCTCTTTGAGAGGCAGATTTGGAAACAGACGAGCTTACGGATTACAATTTAAATTAACAACAACTAAGGGCAGACCTAGATTAAGAGCATTAAAGGTAGCTGGAGCTACAACATTTAGAAGTTTAGACAAGGCAGAATAATGGCAATACTTACAACAGGAAACACGTTTGCTAACGGAGATCAAGTAACGGCAGCTACCTTAAACAGTGCAGTTAATGATGCTGAGTTTGCTGCTGGAGCAGTAGACGGTACATCTACTCAACTTTCTGGCACAAGTCCTCAACAAATTATTGTTAAGGATGCAGGTATTAGCACTGGCAAAATTGCTACTGGTGCTGTAACTACTGATAAGATTAATGCAGGTGCTGTTACGACTGCTAAGATTGCAGACAGCAATGTTACTAAGGCTAAGATCGAAGATTTTACTAATCTTACTGTCTTGGGTAATGTTTCTGGAAGTGCTGCTACTCCTGCTGAAGTAACTATTTTAGATGAGGACAACATGGCCTCAGACTCTGCTACATCCCTTGCTACACAGCAGAGCATCAAAGCTTACGCTGACTCCAAGGTAGATGGCACAGGGGCTGGATCGTTTACTACGCTGGCAGCTTCTGGCGATGTTACGTTTGATACTACTACCCTTAAGGTTGATTCATCTAACAACCGAGTGGGTATTTTAAACGCATCTCCCACGGTTCCATTAGATGTAAACGGTAATGCTAGAGTAGTTGGAACTTTTTTCGTTGGAACAGACGACACGGACCCTAATGGGCTAGTTGATGTGTACGGTGGTGGTACAGGTCAAGACGAAGGTGGAGAAATAAAACTCCGCACTGCTGCTGACTTTGATTCTACATACAACCATTACTTTATAGATGCTCATCAAGATGATTTTAGAATAGGTAGAGAAGGAAATACTGACATTGTTTTAAGTTCTGCTGGTAACGTGGGCATTGGAACTGCTAGCCCAATTTATTTGCTAGATGTAAGTCCTACTAGCAATGGTGGTGAAATTGCTCGCTTTAAATCGGATACAACTAACGCAGCAGCAGATGTTTTAATTGTAGACCAAGACAATTCTAACACAAGAGCAGCACTTCAAGTTCAGGGAAACGCTGGGTCTACGGAGTGTTTGTTTGTTGGTTCCAATGGTAACGTCGGCATTAATACGGTAGATCCAGACTTTCTTTTAGATATAAACGACGATGCAGCAACGGGTGCAGGAATACGAGTCACTGGTGGCGGTGGTGGAGGTCCACTAGCTCAGTTTGTCAGGGATGTTAGCTCGTCGGGAAGTATAACAATAAATATAGCTGGAGGCGATCCTCAGTTTCAATTAACATCGTCAGGTAGTGATGTATTTGCAATTGGAGTAGATGAAAATGAAAACACTTTTCAAATATGCGCTGGTAGTGCTGTCGGGTCAAACCAAGTCTTGGTTGCTGGCACAAATGGGAAGGTCGGCATTGGGGAAACTGTTCCATCGGCTCCATTAACCGTAACATCCACAGCAGGTGGTGTCCTTCTGCCTCGCATGACCACCACGCAGATGAATGCAATATCATCTCCTGCTAATGGAGAAATAATTTACAACACAACGGCGAGCAAGTTTTACGGATATGCTGGTGGAGCTTGGGTAGCTTTACACTAGAAGGATAATATAATGGCATATTTTGGCGAAGAAATGGACGTATATCCATACGGACTTTATGATTTTGATGATCCTTATTTAGAAGGAAATGTTTCTATAGGGTTTGGTGGTGATTTTGACAATCCACTATTAGGGGCTGATAGAATAGCAAATCTTCAAGGTATTATAGGTCAAATTGCTAGTAGGGCTTCTGAAATGAGTGGCAATTCTGGTATGTCTATGATTGGAAGACAAGGACGTGATATTGGTGATTTTGCAGGAGGAATATTAGATCCTGACATAAGTGATTCATCTTCAGGTTCAAGAGGGGCTTATGATCCTAGTCTTACAAGCGATACAGCTACAAGTCCAGAAGGCATGAGTCCACAACCTCAAACTCCTGCAAGTAGCTCTTCTCAAGATGGTTCACAAAATAATAATATAAACGAAGGTGCTGATATTTTTGGCGATGATTTAGAGGCTATTGATATGGAAGGAATTTATGGTGGAGGAACAGGAGACAGTCCCTATGACAGAATGGGTCAAGGCGGTGGTCTTTTAAATCAAATTGTACGGGGTGGACTTACCCTTGGACAAATTTTAGATTCTTTAAGCAACCAAGAAGGTCCACAAGGAGAGCAGGGTTTACAAGGAATTCAAGGTATTCAAGGAGAACGTGGAGAGCGTGGTGAACGTGGCCTTCAAGGCTTACAGGGAATTCAAGGCTTACAGGGAATTCAAGGAGAAAGAGGGCTTCAGGGGCTGCAAGGCATTCAAGGTGAGCGTGGTGAAAGAGGACTCAGGGGAGAAATGGGTTTCCGAGGCGAGCAAGGAATCCAAGGAGAACGAGGTTTGCAAGGAATCCAAGGAATCCAAGGAGTACAAGGAGTACAAGGAATTGCTGGTGAACGTGGTGAAGCAGGCGCTACTGGAGCTACTGGTGCTACTGGCGAACGTGGAGAAAGAGGAGAAAGAGGAGAGCGTGGTGAAAGAGGTGAAAGAGGAGCTACTGGAACATTTGATGTTTCAAACTTAGAAGCTCTTATGCCTTACCTTACTCCTGGTGAAATTGAGACTTTCCAAGCAGCACAAGTTCCAAAGATATTACCTTCTGCAATAGGATCTGCTGATGAGGTTCAAGAATTTGCTGAAGAGATGGCTCGTATAGACAAGGAGATTGTCCCAACGCAAGCGGAGGCAGCTCTTGATCTTTACAGCACAATTACTAGTGGAGTACGTGAAGCACAAAGCCCATTGATGAAATCACTTGCTCGCAGGGCTGAGATGCAAGGAGTGGAAGCTGAAAGGCTAATGGGTCCGTTATCTTTCCTTGAGGCTCGCGATGCTACTCAAGCTGGTTATGGTCAGGCTGCTGCACTTGGTAGAGCAATAGATCCTGGACTTCGTGAACAGCAAGCAGGACGTTTGCGTGAAGAGCAAAAGAACGTAAACTTGCAGCTTGCAAGCAATCTTCTTGGTCAGCAAAGAGCTACTGCTGGATTGATGTCAGATATTGAAACTGGCATTTATGGCAGAATGGCTCCTGAGATTGGAGTAGATCCTGGTCAAGTTATTGGAATTGCTGGAACTGATATTCAGAATCTCCTTGGCGCTCAGATTGCAGCTCAAGCAGCTCAAGCAGAACGAGAAAGTGGAAGAAGAGCGCAGCAGTCTAAAATGCTTGAGATAGGAACTAGTTTAATTCCTAAGTTTACTATTCCTGGAACTGGCATTACTATTGGAGGATAATTACTATGGCACTTAAATCATCATCACCCATAAATCTTGCTGCACTTCGCCAAGATTACTCTATGCTTCCTCGTATAGCTGCTGTTAAGGCACAGGCTGACCAGCAAATAATTGGTGCTATACAATCAGGTCTTGAAAAGCGTAAGGAAAGAATTGAAAAAAAGGAAAAGAACGATCTTAACATTAAGCTTTTAGATCAAATAATTAAAAAGGACAAAAGAAATAAAATTGTTCCTCCTGATGTTACAGCCGAAGAATTAGCTAAATATGTTCCTCTTGAAGAAACTATAAAGTACAGCCAAGCTATAGGTACTATTAATCAGGGGTTAAGACAACAAAGGCGATTAAGAAAAGCTGCTGAAGGATTAATATCAAATATTCCAGGAATAGACGAAGCTACTAAAAGAAGATTAGCAAGGGCTAATCCAGAGGCAGCTATTAAACTTGGCATTGAAGCACAACAGGGTAAAGATCTAAATTATGAATTAAAACAAATTGGCGATAAGCTATACAGGGTTAATATTGATACTAACGAAGCAACTCCTGTAACTGAAAGAGTAACTACTCCTGGATCTTCTCAAGGTGTTGATTTGGGAGGTAGACCAGTTTCTCAAATAGATCCTGCAACTGGAAAACCAGTAACTTCTGCACCTACCACTAAAGATGCACCATTAATTGTCCCTCCAAGCCCAGCAGATATTAAAGCAAAAAGAGAATTGCAGACTAAAGATATTCTTAATCTTTATAGATCTCAAGCTCGTACTGGCCCAGTAGATATTGCAGGTATAGCTAAACAATTAAAGATTAGTGAACCTGTTGTTAGGGGAATTATAGAAGAAAATCTTACTAAGATTAGAAGTGAAGCTTTTTCAAAATTGCAGGAAATGGAAAAATCTTTTCCTGGAATTACTGAATATGTTGGCAAGTTAGCAAGCATAGACCCATCTAAAGGACAACCTCAAGGCTCTGGATTTTTAGGGCTAACAGGCAAAGAGTACGAAGCTAGTGATTTTGGTGATGTTGAAGCTATTGAAAAATTTAATGTTTTTCTTCGAGCTAATCCAGAAATACTTAGAATTTATGGAGTTCCCGAAAGCACTATTGCTGATATTATGAGGTTAGAATCTCAGTTAACTAATGAGCTTTCAACAAAGACTAGATACAGTGTTCAGGAAATTCCTGATATTATAAGGCTAGGATATTGACATAAGGAACTAGTTTTAAATCTTAGTATGTTTGTATATACCCTTAGATCCAGAGATGGTCAGGTAAGAAGAGTAACAACTGAAAAGAAACTTACCACCGAGGAACTGGAAGAGTTGGATTATAGGCTCTTTGAAGATATTTCCATGACTCCTGGAGATATTGTTCGTGGTGCTAAAGCTAATGTTAGTGATCTTTTCTTTTCTGCTGGTGAACTGCTTACAGATTTTTCAGCAGGTGCTGCTGAGAAAGAACAAGCATTAACTTACGTTACTCCTGGAGCTAGGCAAGTAATTGCTGAACTTGAACCTGAATATAAAACTGCATCTAGTTTAGCTGAATTTGAAAGACAATCTGAGTTAAGGGAAATTTCTAATTCAATTAGAGAAGCTAGGATAGAAGCTAGGGAAGAAATAACTGCACCTACTCCGTTAAGAGTTCAAGAAAGTTTTGGTTATCAAGCTGCTGATGCTATTACTCAATTAGGATCTCAATTAGCTTTAGCGGGTGCTGGAACTTTAGTTGCTGGACCAGCAGGTGCTGCTGCTTCTTTAGCTGGTGGAATTATTCCATTAGGATATACTATTGGTAAAGATGATTACTACAGGTCTATTGGGAAAACTCCTTCAACAGCTACTGTTGAAGAGCAACAGACTGCTGAATCTGTAGGGACTATTAATGCTATAAATACTTACGCTCTTAACACTGTTGGTATTAGAGGAATCCAAAGGGCATTTCTTAAGAACAAAAAAATAAACAAAAAGTTTTTTAAGTTAGCCGAGGAGGGTAAGCTTACTAAAGATTCTATTAAAGATATTACTAAAGATATAGGGAAAGCTGCACTTGGTGAAGGTTTTACTGAAGCTGCTGATGAAGCTAGTTTAAATATTCTTGCTAATAGTTTATTTGGCTACGATCCTGAAAGAGAAACCTTAGAGGGGACTGGTAAAGCACTTGCCCTTGGTGCTATTGGTGGTGGTGCTTTTGGTACTGTAGCTTCCACTGGAAGAATAGGAAGGCAACTTCCTGCTATTCCTCTTAAGTCTATTAGCAATGCAACTAAAGCAGTATCTGGTGTTAGTAAATCTTTAGCTGAAGGAACTTTAAAGGCTAGGGACATGGTAAGGAACGCTCCTTTGACTGCTAATATTCTTGATGGCCTCATGAAACGGGGCATAGATGTTAGCAAAGTTACTGAGACTATATCTAAGAAAGTTGTTCCCGTTACTAAAGATTCTATTGAATCATTAAAGAACCACGAAATATTTAAAAAGGTTAAGTCAGTTTTTGATGACGTAGCTAGACCAATAGAGTCAAAGATTTCTTCTATAAATGAAAACATAGGAAGAATACTCAAGACTTACAGCTACGATGAAATCAAAAGAAAAAATGATTTTGCTAAAAGGGTAAATCCTTTCCTTGAAAAGCTAAGAGTAATTCAAAAAGAAAACCCAGAGGATTACAAACTAATTAAAGAGGGTTGGCATAAGTCTAATAACTCAGAAGCTCTTGCTCCTTTAATGGAGAAGTACAATCTTACTCAAGAGTTTCAAGCATTTAGACAAGCCTTAAATTCTATACTTATAGAAGCTAGGGCTGAAGGAGTTCGAGTTGGTGAGATAGAAGATTACTTGCCTAGATTTGTAACTAACTACGAAGGATTGATTAAGTCATTAGGCATTAAGACTGATGAGAACTTAATGGAAATATTCCTGGAACGCAGGAAGAACCCAGAAGAGGAAGTTTCTTTAGATGAAGCTGCTGAGTTTTTAGAGAAGTACATCCTAGAGCAGCTTAAAAATTCAGGCAAAGATAGGTACAAGGGGATTGGAACTAATCCTCAGAAGAACAGGATTATAGATAATGTTTCTACTGACAATGTACAGTACTACGCTGATCCGATTGAAGCAACTATTGCTTACGTAAACAGGCTTGCTACTTCAGTAACCGACAAGCAGTTTTTGCGTGGGTCTAAGGAACTAGATCGTAATGAATTCAGGAACATAGAAGATAGCGATATTCTTGAGCAAGAGTTCGCAAACGCTTCATCAATAATTGTTCGTAGTGTTTACGACGAAAATCTTGATCGTAGACTGTCTCCTACTGTTACTCCAGATAGGGATGTTGACACTAGGATGCGAGGCAAGGTTTCTCAGAATGGTCTTCCTTTAGTTATGGAAGTTCCGTTTAATATTAATGGTGTCCCTATTAGATTTGAATCTAATGTAGATAAAGCCTTGTACGTTTTAAATAAGATTAAAACGGCTCAAGAAGATCCTAGCTTAAGATTGTACCTTAGAAGACAGCTTGATTTAAAAGAAACTAGAACAGATAACAAAAAGTTAGTAGCTAAGGGGAAAGAGATTGCTGCTGCTGTTAATAAAGCAAACAAAGAATTTAAGAAAAGGGCTAAAGAAGATCCTTCAATATCACCTAAAACTTTAGCTCGTGGTAAACTTATTCAAGGTTTAGTAGATGAGGTTGCAGAGAAAAGACTAGATGCTGAAGGAACTAAAGAGATACTTAGAATTCTTAGAGGTGCTTTAGTAAAGACTGGCAAGTACAGCGAAGATGCTGGCGTAGCTTTTGGTAAGAAAGACTTTGCTGACTATTCTAGGGGATTAAAAAGTTTCACAACTCTAGCATTCCTTAGCTCTCCACTTAGTACAGTTACCCAGCTTGGTGACTTTGCTTACAACTTGTTTGAGAATAAACAAGGTGCGTTCCAAGGTGACAAGGATGTACAGTTTGACCTAAGCGACATTAACATGGCGACTAAGGCTACTGGCTTTGAATTTAATTCAGATGGAACTATTCCTGGTAAGCTACAGAAGTCTATAGACTTTATGTTTAATGCTATTGGCTTTCGCCAGCTTGATGAAAGCTTAAAGGCTAAGTTCCTTAACAGCACGTACAATCGCCTTAAGAAGCAGCTAGGTAGTGACACATCTAAAAGTTCTGCTAAGGTCTTTGACGAGATCTCAAGGCTAATGGGGCCAGAAAGAGCACAGCAGGTAGTAGATGATATACGTGCTGGTAAGAAGTCAGACATTGTAGCCGAGTTTTTGTTTTATAAGCTGTCTAACATTGCTCCCATTACTAAGTTCGATATGCCGTACTGGTATCTTAAGAATCCTAATGTAAGATTCCTGTACGCACTGAAGAGCTACACGATCAAGCAACTCGATTACGCTAGGCGTAACGTGTTCAAGAAGATATTCTCTGGCAACGAAGACGAGATGCAGGAAGGGTTACAAAATCTTTTCCAGATGCTTACGGCTTTGATGATTGCTAATGCTCCTGTTGAATTTATACACGCCTTCTTGCGTAAGGGAAGTCTCCCAGAAATGTCCGATCTTACTACTGAGAACCTGTGGAGATTGCTAGGTCTGAACTCTTACACTGGCATGATAGCCAAGAGAGATGGCGTAGGTTCAGCAGCTATGGGTATGGTTACTCCTCCACTAGTTAGCTTTGGAGATGCCGTATCTAAGGATGTTTTTAACTTTGCTCCTCCTGTGCTTTCTCCTGAGTCAAAGTCAGTAAGGTACATTCCTATCGTTGGCAGGACTATCTACGACTGGCAGGACGCATTCAAGGAAGAATAAAAAAAGGGCAGCAGGTTTTTACGCCCACTGCCCTTGATGGTTACCGTATGTATCAGAGGTTCAGATCACTCTGGATCTGAGGGTTCGGGAGGGATAATTTCTTCTTCTTTCTTAGACGATAAGAACGCTTCGATTCTATCTCTAAGAGATCCAACTGTGGAAAGTTCTTTGCCCTGGAATGCTCCACGCCCAGCAGCTAGGTCTATGACGTTAAGTGCTAGCGACAAGTCTTGGTAAGAAATGGTTGGTTCTTCTGACATTATTAGTAATGTAGCTATTTAGATTCGTTTGTCAACTCCCTGATGAGTACCCTGTACTTCTCCTTTGTCTGTGGCCTTTTGGCTCTCTTGATCCTACGCCTGTACTCTCTGATTATCTTGTCTTTCTCTGTCTTGTGTTTAGGGTGAATAGGATTGCTGGAATAGTCCTTATTCTTGTACTCTATTAGGGAAATTAGGACATCCTCGTAAGAGGCTCCCAGAGGCCGTATAAATCGTTTGTAAGAATTCCAAACCCTCCCCTCGAAGGAATTTACTTCACGCTGTAGAACGCATCTGATGGCTCCTGAGGTATGGTCATGGTCCAAAACTGGATCTGTAATCTGCAATCCCGTAATTGGATCTTGTCCTCCTTGCTGCTCTAGGAGTTCTTCCCTTAATTTTTTGATTTCAGATTGTTTCAGTTTCTTCATCGTACTCAATAAAATCCCTATCATCAAACCACATGGTCTTCTTGTTGGGCATAATCTTAGATACGTTTATCTTCACTAAGCCTTCCATGTAAGCCAGTGGCTCGTGCAGAGTTTCCTTCATTGTCTCAACATCTTTTTTAGATAGCCAGCAGTTAGACCCATCCCCGATAAAACGATAATACTTTCTCCTAGCTACCATTATCCCATAACCTTGTGTTCTTGCCTGTACTCTTCCCAGTCCTTTATTTCTTCAACGATCCAGTCAAGGGACTCCTTGTTAAGTACAGCTTGGTCTACTATCTCGTGTATGATGTCATCCTTAACGCCACCTAAAAGCCTAGTAAGCTTCACTGTTATTAAGTCTACCTGATCTTGGTAGTTCTGGGCCATCATAAGAAGCTCCATTGCCTCTGATACTTCACCTACTTGCAGTGTCTTCATAACTCGTTTACCCTTTCTTCAATAAATCTTTGCATCCAGACCTCAAGAATCCTGATCGTCTCTTCAGGGAGCAGTGAAGCCTCGGAGTACACTAGCATATCGTTCTCATCATCTATGTCTATCACCTTCTGGTAGAACATCGTGACTTGATCCATTAGTGTCTTACCTAGTTCTGTCTTGCATATCTGCCTAACTGGAAACATATGGTAACCTACTGGCATAAGATCGCCAGTACACCCTCCTCCGATCATAGGAGCTACGCTTTCTTGCACGTACCCTGAATCAGAAGAGAGCATCTCTTTTACTTGTAATGCTAGTTCCTTGAATTCCTCTTGTATCATCCTTGTCTGTAAAAAACGTCAATGTGTCCTGGCTGCACTTGGTATCCTACTCCTTCTATAGCAGGAGCAACAAGTTCATCAAGCACTTCATGGAGCATCATGTCAACTTCATCTGATGCTACAGTGCAGGTTTTGTGCGGGGTCTTAAAGGTAAGCACGTACCTTTGGTGACAATTAGGGCAGGTTTCTTCTTTCATGGGTAATCGATTTTGTTTTCCTTTCTTTCTTCAATCATTGCTAAAGCTATTGTACAGTACCCGATAATATCCTCGAAGGCATCTTGTACGTGTTCGCCTTCTACAGCAAGCGAGTTCGTCTTGCAGAATGTCTGAACTCTCTTAACCTTGTCTCCCATCCTTACGCACAGGCCAACAAGAGGATCTACTCCGTAGTCCCTAGCTTGCTCGAAGTTAGCGAAAGCATTAGAACTTCTAGCCGTGTAATCGTTGTTCTTGTCTTTTAATACCTTCGATATTTTAGAGAACAAACTCTTAGTGAACTCTTCAAACTTTTCTTTTATCATAATTCCATTAAGTAATTCGTAGCTACCTTACCTTGCTGTACTACACCACAACCGATAGCTGGATGAGGGCCGTACTTACCGTAAGCCATAGCGTAACTGTCCTTGTCTATGCCAGATCCTAGTTGCATTCCGAACACCTTGCACTTAGCCCCTGTATGCCACTGTACGTAGCACTCAGAGTGGTAGTGTCCCTGAACAACTGACTGCATATCCTGCTTGGCTCTCTGGATAGCTTTCTTTCCATCGCCATGACAGTACACTACATTATCTATCGTAACGCTCTCAACGAACTGCCAGCCAGGAGCCTCAAGAACTTCACTGTACTCTCTGACCCACCGCTTTGATATTCCAGCAGTGTAAGCCTTGCGATGGACTAGCCTATCGTGATTGCCTATACAGACGTAAGCTTCAGGGAAAGCCCTGTACCATTTACCTATTCTCTGTATAGCCCTGTCTAGTTCTTCGCCAGCAGAGTAGCCATCGGGGTCTGTCTCGTGGTAACTGCTGTAATGGTTGTCGATGACATCACCGATAAGCACAACTTTATTGCATCCAGTCTTACGATCCACGTTCTTACAGAACCTGAGGTATTTGTCTAAGCAAAAAGGCTCATGCAAATCCCCGATGGCTAAAACTACTGACATAACACCAACTAAAACAATCTACTAATAGCTAATTCTTGCATCAGTACCCTGATTTCTTCCACTTCCTTGTCAAGAGCGTTCACTAGTAGTAGCTCTACTCCTGCAAGGGTCAGCTCCTCGGTAGTGATCTCGCGTACCTTTGGTGCTGTTTGAACTTCACCACTTTTATCAACGTAAGTGGTAGTATCTTCTTTGTACTTGAACTTAGGAGGATCTTCAGTCTTGTACACTTTAACGTCTCCATCTATGTAAAGA